GCCCATCTCGGCGAGTTCTTTCTGAGCAGCCTGAAATAAAGCAAGAGCGCCTTGGTCTTGGCCTTTAATTCCTAGGATTATGTTTTGGTCTGCCGCCATTTTTAGATCTCTCGTGTCTTATCTTAAGGAAGGTGAACCAGTGAGTAAATTCGTCAATGGTCATCTCAAAAATGGCTGACAGAGGCTGACGCAATTCATACGCCAACTCGTACATGAGGTAAAGCTCTGTTGGCTTCCCCTCATTATCTACTAGCTTTTTTTTCGATCATCCTCCGACTCTGGGTCGGGTATTAGAACGAAGTTTGCTAGACGCTGAATAATCTCAGGATCAACTGACTTCCTAAGCTTAATCTTGTCATCAATCGTAAATACAGAGTCACCCTTTTCATCGGTGAGACCAAAGATTACCGCATATATCATGTAATCAGTTGTATCGCTATTCGCCCTAGCAAGCCACTTGGCTTTGTCATCCAAAGTGAGATTCTTGCTATAAAGCGTAGTCTCCCACTCTGGTACTTCTACTGTGCGAATCGCGCGAGAACTGAAATGAGTGACCGCTGCATCGATTAATTTCATATTAGGCTACTGTACCCTCTGTTAATGCTCCAGTGCCTTGGAATGATAAACTAGCTTCAACTAGTCCGTCAAATGATGAATTAATTGTACGACCAGTTACTAACACAGTACCCGACAAACGATGGTCGCCTGTAGTGTTGCCTTCCATTTGGAATGACATAGTAACTTCAGACCCAACAGTCAGTGCGCCTTGACCCGATGTATCTGTGTCATCGAACATGACATCACATGAACCAGAGAACGTCTTGAGACTAGCTTTGTATGTACGAGAACTATCGCCCATAGAAGTATCTTCAAGGGTGTCCATGCTTTCTTCAACGGAATAGCTCTTGATCTCAGCGATAGGATCGCTTCCAACCAATACTGTCCCGCCACTTCCGCTAAATGTCGCCATCTTCTATTTCCTCAATAATATCAATTACTTTAATAGCCTTGGGTTTCTTAGGAGCGGTAGCAGGTTCATCCGACCAACCCTTGCGCTCCATGTTAGGCAGATCTTCTTCCCAGATTATCTGAGTGTTACTGCCTTTGTAGATCGTAATACGTTTAGCCATTATACCTCCTAAACACTCGCTTCTGGGTCATTCTCAGCCACGCAATAGGTGACTTGTACTTGCATGATGCCTACACACGCAGGTTGTTCGCCGTCACCTGATACTTCGCTGGTGAAGCCGAGAATCTTAGTATCTTTAGCTAGACCGCCTAATGTAACGTCTGCGGTTATAGCCTTTTCTACCTCAAGCGCAATTTGGTCTATTGTATCATCATAGCCTGTCGTCGCCTTAACATAAGACTCAACCACTACGTTCAATGTTCGCATAACAGAGCGAGGAGGACTGATCGATTGATAGATCGTGTTCTCGTCCTGACTATATACGCAAAGACCAGGTAATTTATTAGAACCTAGCGGATAGACCCGGTGATTAAATATCTTAGTGCCTGTTGTCGCAAGACCAGTACACAATGTAATCACAGCATCTCTTATCTGCTTTCGCATATGAGCCATTAATCAAGCTCCAATACTAATTCGCTCATTCCGTTACCATCAGACATGATAACCTTAATTGTATATGGAACTGAGTCAATCTCTAAAGCGTCACCTTCAACAGCGCCAGAAATATCGGCTGTCTTACAAAAGAACCTGGGCTGCTGCATCGCAATACCAACGCGACCACCCGCCTCAACCTCCTCGTAGATATTATCGAAGATGCCTTTTACCGTCCGGTGAGAACTCGTAGCAGGGTCAAAGATAGCATCAACACCGAAGTCGGCTAACATTGCATTTCTTTCTGCTGCGGTTTCTACAGTCACTTAGACGCTCTTCCTACTAGTTCTACGTTTGGGCTTGGTTGCCTCTTCGAGACCTACTGCGCGATCTACAGTCTCTACTGGCTTGCTTTCGACCTTAGTTACCCGACCAATGCCAAGCAACTCTTTGGCTTCAGAAGGAGATAGCTCGATAACGTCCCCAGCTTTTACCTGACCGCCATTTGCAACCGTTGATTTCAATACTAGGTATTTCATAAGATCACCTTTTGGCTTTCTTCGTTGCTCTTTAAATGAATGATATGAAAGCATCGGAGAAAACCCCCCCTCCGAAGAGGGGGAGATTACTTAGCTACCGCCGTCGTTGCCGAGGCAGAATGCAGTCGGATGACGAACAGCACAATCCATAGTTTGGATCGCACGGATCAGGATAGTACCTGACTTGCTGTTAGTAAATGGATCAACTAACAGGTCGAGTCCTCCCCACATTCCCACGAGCATCTGCGAGAAATCGCCAAAGTAAAGATCTCCAGAAGCTACTTGATTAGATACCAACGCACGGTATCCGTTCATTGTGCCGCCATTCTCGATCACGAACTGAGCAGTGTTAGCCGCTTTCTCTGTTGACTTAAGCGCACCATGCATAGTCGCGTTCAAGATGTAAGAGCCACCGTTGCCAAGCGCATTGTCTTCGCGAACCTTGGTCTCCATCTCGATAACTTGAGCAAACGTAGGCACTACATCAGGCGCAGTACCAAAGTCTACTGTATTAATTCCCACAGTATTCTTGATGCCGCGTGGCTGACCAGAAGCGCCAGAGCCTGACAGTGCTGCCAAGTCCATGCCCAATGCAATAGCCATTGCGAGATCATCACGAATCAAAGCCTCGATGTCTAAAGTTGCCTGCTGAATCATACGCCTCGTGACTTCTGTGAAAGCGCCTAAATCCCTGGGCGAAAGTGAAATTTGGCTGAACGTAGGCTCTGACTCCGCAACATTATCGCCTTCAGCAGCCAACCATGCGGCAGAGCTTGCAGTCGCTTTCTTAGGGATAGCAACATCACCAGAAAGACCAGAAAGCATACGAGCACCTGCGCTCATGACAGAGCTTGAGTTACGCAGTACATCAATAAACTCAGAGCCACGGAAGTCCTCAGTCAACACGTTAGAGTCGTCTGTGGTGTTCAAGTCACGCTTCCAGTTACGCAATACGTCAACAGGAATCATGATTCCGCGAGCAGTCTTGCCTTGTGCCTGTGCGGCAGCGTGTGAACACTCAAACTCAAACGCAGCGGCTTCTTGAGCGCGTCGGTCAGTTGGGTTAGCCATCGCGTTGATAGCGCGAATCAAAGAGAACTTCTGTCGCTCTTGCTTGTTAAGACCGATTTCCTTCTCTTCGAGCGCACGAGTTGAACCGATAACATCTAACAACTCACCACGGAATTCTTCAATGCTACGACCTTCTGAGATTGCTTTCTGAGCAAGATCAGAACGGTTGTGGTTTGCGCCTAACTCAATGATTTGAGCGGCATTCTTTTGGGCAGATTGACGAGCGTTAGCTTCGACTGCCACGATATCTACTTCAGACATAGTTTTGTCCTCTACATAAGTTACGATTTCGGGTTGTTTTGGCTGCTCGCTTGATCTACCCACGCCAACTGTCACATCAGCGGGAATTGATACTAAACTTGCTTCCATAGGCATCCAAGATTTAGCGATATACGTTTCGCCGTCTCTGGTGTCTTTTTGCATCTTGCTGATCGAATAACCGACACTAATATTAGCGCGGATACCGTCCAACACATCATCGAACGCCTCTCTAGCAAGTGCGCCTTTTCCAAAGCGTACTGTCGCTCGCAGTCTACGAGCCGAGCCATCAAGGTCTACCGATTCTATTACGCCTATCTGCTTCTCTGGGTCATGATCCAGCAACAGTGGCGCTCTGCCTGAAGCAAGGAATGATAAATCAATCGCTTCGGCTGAATGTTCCAATACCTCATTACCAAAAGACCTAGAAACAGGCTCTTCGGATGAGATTGCAATTTTTACTGTGCGCTTCTCTTCATCAATCGGAGATGCGTCCAGTGACATAGCGCGATGGACTACTTCCGCAGTCTCGGTACGCTCTTCTGTAAGGTTCTCACTAACAATCGCTGTATCTTCAACCGACTCTTCGGTCTCTTCTACAACGACTTCATTACTTATATCTGTCATCTCTGAATCCTCTTCAGCAATGTTTGGCAGTATACCATATCATTCATCTGTCAAATCAGGCTCTTGAGGCACAAACTGAGCGCCATAAGGTTCTAATGCGTACTTAATACCAAATTGTTCAGCTAATGCTTTATCACGAGCTATCTGAGACATTAATTCCTCAGCATCCTTACCATACTGGCTTGCTACGTCCTGAATAGAGAGTATTCCGCTCTTTAGGCCGACTACTGATGCGTTCATTTCCTTAAGCGGGTCAATCCAAGACCATCCCTTACCCCTGAACTCAGCAGCATTAGAGAATCTTGCGTATTGGCGTAGTGGAATACCGAATGAATTGATTTCCATGGCGCTTTCTAGCCACCCATCAAACACAGGCCGCACGAAATGCTCAATCATGAATTGCTGAACATCTCGGTAGTAATCTCGCTCTTCTAACGCGCCCTGGCGAATACTTGAGTAGCTGGTAGCTTCTAGATCGTTAGATAGTGACGTATAAGAGATACCTAGAGCAGATGCGACAGACTTGAGTACAGACTTATGGAAGCTCTCGAACTCATTGTTCGGGTTCTGCGGGTCAAACGTCTTAAAGTCTACGCCTGTAGGCAGTTGATGGAATGTACCTGGCTCTGCGTCCATGATTGGTACTTGACCATCCAGATCGTCAGCAATAAACCCATCGCCGCCAGGACTAGTAAAGAACCCCATCTTACTCGCGCCAACACGCGCAGCAATAAGTGAAGCCTCAATGTAAGCGCTTAACTGCTTAAGGCCAGACATTGCAGGTGACATCCATGGCTCGCCTCTTGTCTGACCAGACCGTAAAGGCATAAATACATGAATCACCTTTTCTGCTGGGATGCGAATCGTCTTCTTGGTAGCCGACATTCTAGCAAATTCGTAATCGCCCGGATGATAGCTAAGGAAATGGTATGCAACTGGCTTTTTGAACTTATTAAGCTCTACACCCATGCGAATTTCGTTGCCGTTGGCTAGTTTTTCATTCTTGGTCTCATCAACTTGGTCAGACTCTATGAATTCTATGGCAAATGAGTCAGCAAATGCGTTTCCGCGATGCTTGACTACAAAAACCTCGCCATCACGCGCTAAAGCCTCCAAACACAGCCTTTGAGCGTCATTCCAGCTCATTCTGCCGTCTACAGTAGGGTTTCCTAGCTTTCCCCACTGCATAAATGCCTCTTCTACCGCAGAATTGCCTGTCTCATCCAGCTTACCAACCGTATCTAGCGCCTTAACCTGCAAGCCAAATCCCTTACCGCCAATCACATTGGTCTTAAGCAAGTTGATATAGCGTTTTGCGTATTGGTTATTGCGTACTAAATCTCTAGAACGATTGCGTATAACTTTCAGGACAGGTCTTAATTCAGAGTCAGCGGACAGCTCAGATGACTTAAAATCGGCAAATAATCGACCAGGATTGGCTGCTGCATACGATCTTTTGAATCTTTTAGGCTCTGGCTCCACTTTCTTAGTGAATATGTCGAAAATCGCCATCTAGAACCTCACCTTTATTGTAGAAACGCCTTTACGACCGTTTTTAGCGTCTTCAGCCGCTTTCTCTTTGATTGCCTCAGCCCTATAGTAATCACGAGCGTCTAAAAGCTCGGTAAAGGACATCTTGGTTAAAGAGCGACCTGCAATTGAGTAAGAAGACACATCTGAGTCGGCTTTACCCGCTAAGATGCTTTCAATCTTCTCTACCATGATTGCTGCATGACTTCTTAGGTCAGTGCCTGGTATATCTAAGTCAGCTAAAACGGTAAATTGACCACGCGAAAGTATGCGACGAGCAGAATCGCTATTTCTAACAATCTCTTGCTGCCATTCATATTTGCCTGGTGTGTAAGATCCGGTTGATGAACTAGTCGCTGAAATCAGGTAATGGTCTGCTTGACCAGTTGCTGTAATCTGAAACTCATCACGCTTACCCGATATTCGAGCTGTGTAAATAAGTGTATAATCAGCGGTAGGATAGTCGGCAACTAAATCTGATATCTTCCACTGAACAAAATCGCCCGCTACTATCTCTAGAGGCTCTCCCTCTGGCGCATTTGTCGCGTCAAATACATTCGCCATGAATTGATCCTTTGTTTAGCGCCAAGAATTTACGAAGTTCCTGCCAACCTTGGGTATAAACGGTTGACGTATAGGAGCTTTAGGCTTTTGTTCCGGCTCCTGCTCTGTCTGACTCAATTTATCAGAAAGCGCATTTATATTGATCCCAATTATAGCATAAGCAGCTATTGCGTAGACGAAGCAGTCCAAAGCCTCATTACGAGGTCGCATTTTCTGGAACATCCGCTTCTTAAATCCACGATGATACCTAGTAACAATCTTCTCTGCCGTGAGTTGTCTAAAGTATTCGTCGTTAAGTGTATCAGAAAAGTGAATAAATCCCGCGCCAGGGTCATTAATTCTAAGTCTTGCAAACAACAAGTCCTTAGCGGTGTCTACACCGATCGGGAATAGTGGACATTTACCAATGTTATTCTTTGACGGCCTAGACACAATTGCTCTGCCTTCGCCGCCAACACCCTTGATTGCAAACACTCTACGCCCGGCATTCTTCTTGGCATAGGCATAAACAGAGTTTGTGTAGTGACCACCGGAATCCACGCAGATGGCTCGTATAGGTAATTGTCTGTTATCGTGAGTCTCAAAGGTCTGAAAGATATGAGTATCCAAACTAGTCCAAAGATGAGGCGTAGATGGATCTCCGTACATGACTTCATGGTCAATGACCCAGCTTTCGTCGTCCCTACCCCAGCCAATGATGCTTACCTCTAGTCTGTCGTCCTGAACGTCAACTCCTGCCGTGAGAAGTATGCATTCTTCAGGTATCTTATCGGCGAAATCTTCTCGTCTCTCTTGGAGGTTGTACAGATCGATACTTTCACCTTCGTCTTCCCAACTTTTGCCCAAATAAGTATTGTTCCAAACCTTTAACTGTTCTGGGTTCTTTCGTACAGATAAGAACTCCCTCACACCGTCAGCTAGAGGTGTCCAAGGACTGTAAAGCGCGGAGATGGCAAAACCAGCTATGCCATTAAACGGTTCGTCTGCTATCCACTCACCGTTACGGATAGCCTTACGACGATCTGAGTCAGACCAGATGACCGCGCAAGACTCGCAGCGATAACCTGCTGTCTCTGGATCATTGTCAGTCCAGATGACATGACCCCAATCTAGCTTCTGCTTATGGTCGCAGTGAG